ACGCTTAAGCCTAGGATTTCTAGGATCGTTACTGCTTCCCAAGATGAGGAAGGCAATTATGTCTTCATGGCAGGGAGGAACAAAGTGATAATCGATTCCACTTCTGGCAAAGAGACAACCGTCCCTACACAGGAGATGGCCTTTAGCGGGAGTGACAAAGACGTGATAACGGATCTCCGAGACCCTTTGTTGCGCCATTCGGTAGACTTCTTCGTTGAAACCAAGGTTACCGCCGGCATGATTGGTTCCACTTCTATGATGGAAAGGATTGGCGGAGGAGTCTTGGCGAAAATCACCGGCAAGAACGGTGTGACGAGGTACTATATCACGACGGCAGGCCATGTTGCCGCTGAGGCCCATTATTTCTCAGCAGCCAATTCCTTCGGAAGGGATGGGCAGAAATTTGTGCCCGTGCTGGGAGACGCTGCCGCTAAGGCGGGCGTTGTTCGGCGTGTGCTAACCAAGCATCAGTCCGTGCACCACACCGATTTCGCAGCTTTTGAAGTCGGTCAGAAAGCCATTTCGATGGCCGGAGGCAGCGGTTTAGGAGCGATGTTTGGAGCAGTGCCGAGTCTTAAACCAGCTACGCCAGCAGGCGAAGCTAGAGTTTGGATTCAAGATCAGCAGACTTTGTACCTGGTCGGAAGAGACGAAGAGGGTAACCCCTTCAGATCAGATGGCCAAGCTGTTGATAGGGTCACGGACAATTACGCGCACGGAGCTCATAGGGCTTCGTCTAACAAGGGCTGCAGCGGATGTGGTCTTTGGATGAGCGTTGGTACCGGAGGAGAAAGTAAGAAAGTCCTGGTTGGTCTCCACCTTGGAGCCATGCCTGCGACGAAAGAATGCCCTAGAGGGGGCAATTATTTCGTTACTATGGAAGCCGTTTATAGCTACCTGCGGGATGAGGATTATCTTTACGACGAAGTCGGATCTCCGGGCAGCGATGGAGCTGTGGGCTCTGAAACCCCCTTCGTACAGGCCGAAAATAACCAAGAGAGCGATCTTAAGGGAAAGAATAGGAAGTACGGAGATGCAGGGCATCGCCAGAGTGGCGAGGCCCGAGCCACCAGGCTCGACAGAGCCGAGAGGATCGCAGGCACTGGAGCTTATGCAGAGCACACGGCCGGCAGATCTGGCAGAGGTCAGATGGACGCCGCCGTAAATTCAGGTCTAGGGTTTTATGTAACCCCAGAAGGGGACGTTTTAGCTCCCTTACCCCAGAAGCTAGCGCCCAAAGCTGTTAAGAAGGCTAAGACTCCGACTGTAGATGAGATACAACAACATCAAGAGTCGAGCCAGCCTTTTCAGCTGACTCCTGGAAACCCACAGGAGGAGAAGAATGGTACCCAGAAGGCTACAAAGGAGAAGTCCTTAGAAGCCCTCCGCCAGAAAGACCAGAGCTCTACGGATTTTATCGGAAGGAAGGATATGGAGGCTTACATGCAGAAGCTAACTACCGACTTGATGAGCCAGTTGAAGGCCAATTTTCAAGGAAATGGCAACCCTACTGGATCGTCGGCTCCTGTCGCGGTAAGTACTCTCCCCCCTCTAAACAGCGGGGGGATACAAGAGTTCGGGCGCTCCACGGGAGGATTTACCCTGATACAGAACGGGAGTACTACCAACCAAACACAGACCAGAGATCAGCTGAGGAATCCCTCGCCGAATTCCACTCCTGGAAATACCCAGGGGTCAGAATTCCAGACCGTGATTTCCAAAAAGCGTCAAGGACTCTTGCGCAAAGCGCTAGGTCGGCGGGTCTTAGATGGCGCTTCCCCCCAGTTGCTTTCTTTTATGGCGTCGGCGGCAGCAGGGCCGATTTTGACAGAGATTTCGAAACTCGGTATAGCTCCATCGTCGACTCCGTCTGCAAAACCTCCGGTCCCGGCTACCCAGGGCGGATCCACTGCGACACCAACGAACGGCTCTTCACAGCCTTCGGCCCCCAGATCAAACGATCTGTCTACGGACGCGTAATCAACATTCTTTCTTGTTCTAAGGAAGAGTTTGAAGCATGTAAAGCAGATGGCAGGTTGTGGCTAGTTAAGGATTTGAGAGATCCTGGTAGAGTTTTTGCAAAGAAACAAGCCCAGAAAGTCTCTAAGACCTTACCTAGATGTATAGTAAGCGTGTCTTTGATAGATCAGTTAGTGACCCGATATTTCTTTCAGGGTTATTCTGACGCTGAAGGCCAAACCTACCCTTACCTTCTTACTATGAAGGGGATAGGATTTAACAAGGCTCACGCCACCATGATGGGGATGACCCAAGAAGCCGCAGACGAGCATTTTCCTAACGGCCCAATTGCTAGCGATGTTAGAGGTTGGGAAAAGAATGTTTCTTATCAGAGCGCTTGTGGTAGCAATGACATTATGCATGACACATGCGAGAACTTGGATTCAGAGGCTCAGGAGCTAGGGTTTACTCTAGCTTTTTCCTGGTGGTCCATGTCGTTAGTGTCTAATTTATATGTTCTCGACAATGGTCAGCTTATAGACTTTAGGGATGAGAAAGGACAGCGAAGCGGTGATTTTAATACCACCACTTGCAATGGAAATTCTAGGGCGATTTGCGCTCTAGCCATAGGTTCTATTCCTAGATGTAATGGCGACGATTGCCTTGAGAGGACTCTACTTTCTCCGGATGAGTTGATAGCCGCATATCAGAAGATTAATCTTCCTGTGCGCGAAGTCAAACAATTTCCGAAGGACCGTTTTGAGTTTTGCTCTCATGTTTTTGCTAAAGATCCGACGGTGGAAGGGGGATGGATGTGCTGGTTGGCGTCATGGCAGAGGATGGTTTATGAATCATCCTTTAGCCGTGACTTAGACGAGTCTGAAATCAACTGGAAGGACGAGATGATCAACAACCCCGATGAGGAAGTGGTTGATACCTTTATGTCTTACCTACGCGAAAGGAGACAAGTGCTCACGGCCTTCCCTGAGCATGACCAAGAACAAGAAAGCCTCTGCCAGGGCTAAACGAAACAATATGGTAGGCAAGAAGATCAAGGGCAAAGGTGACTACAACACCTTTAATCTTCGTGGTCTAGCTTCTAAGCTAGATCAGGCCCTTAGCTCCATCCCCAAAGGGGGATTTGCCCGTAAAGGTGCTGAAATGGGCTCCAAGTATGGGGTCCTAGGCGCTTTGGCAGGCAAAGGCCTTGGAGCAGGGCTCTCAGCGATCACCGGTTACGGTAATTATTCGGTGAGAGCCAACTCACTTTCTAAGGTGTCTACGTCAGTAGATATGATACCTCAGTTTGTGAAGAATGACCACAGTATCAGGGTTACGCACCGCGAGTTTATTAAGGACTTGGTGGTGCCTACGAACCCTGCGGATTTTAATCTGCAGTCGTTTCTGATTAACCCGGCCAACAAAGATTTATTTCCTTGGTTGGCTACTATGGCCCGACAATATAGCCAGTACAAAATACACGGAATGGTGTTTGCGTACAAAACTATGAGCAGTGACATCACTGCTGGCGGGTCTTTGGGTACTGTGATCTTGGCCACGAATTACAACGCCATAGACAGGGCTTTTCTGACGAAAATCGAGATGGAGAACAGTGAGTTCGCCGTCTCCACTAAGCCTTCTATGAGTTTGGTGCACGCCATTGAATGCGACCCTAAGTATTCAGGATTGGACGTTCTATACGTCCGTGATCCTTCGTATGAGACTTTGGACACTAATGATCGTAGGTTCTACGACTATGGTAGGTTTCAGGTCGCTACCACTGGGTTGCCAGGCACCCCTGCCACCACGATGGGTGAGCTCTGGGTCAGCTATGACATAGAGTTCATGAAGCCCGTTTTGGGTGGTACGGGAGCTCCCGGGTTAATTCCAGGAGTTTCTAT